TGACGCAAGGAAGTTGCGCCTTAGAAGATTTTAAAAGTATCATTGGGAAAAAGAGGTTTAGAACGTTGTTCCCCGAACCGAATTACGACAAGGATATTCGCAAGGCTTATAAAGGCGGCTTTACTTATTTGAACCCGATATACGCGGATAAAGATGTGGGGGAGGGTAATGTATTCGATGTGAATAGCCTGTATCCGTCCCGCATGTATTACTGTGATTTGCCTTGGGGTGAGCCGAAATTTTATGATGGTAAGTATGTTGAAGATTTAGAGCGCCCCCTATACATTCAGTTGTTTAAATGTGAATTTGAGTTAAAAGAGGGATATTTGCCGACAATTCAATTAAAGAAAAATCGTCGTTTTGTTGAAACAGAATACGTTGCTTCAAGCAATGGGGATGTTGTGCCAATATGTTTAACAAACGTGGATTATGAATTGTTTTTAAAGCATTACAACGTTTATAATCTCGAATATATTCGTGGGTGGAAATTCAGAGCATCAAAAGATTTGTTTAAAAAGTATATTGATAAATGGATGCAGGAAAAAATAAAAGCTGGGAAAGAACACAATCCAACTATGCGTAATTGGTCGAAAATCATGCTAAATTCTTTATATGGCAAATTCGCGCTTGACCCTATCTGTGCTAAAAAACACCCGTATCTTGATAAAGGAATAGTTAAATACAGAACTTCCCCACCGGAGACAAGAGAAGCGTTGTATCTTCCGGTAGGTGCTTTTATAACCGCGTACGCGCGCAGATACACAATTGAAACCAGTCAGAAAATAAAAGAATACAGCATAGAAAAATACGGTAAAGACATGTACATTTACAGCGATACGGATAGTATTCATACAACTTTACCAGTAGAAGATATTAAAAAATTCATCGAAATAGATGATTATAAGCTCGGTGCATGGGCGCACGAAAGTCATTTTACAAGGGCGCGATTTTTAAGACCGAAAACGTACATTGAAGAAATAGACGGTAAATTACATGTTACCTGTGCGGGTTTACCGGATAAAGGGAAAGAGCAGGTTACATGGGAGAATTTTCACCCATGCGCAACGTACACAGGGAAACTAATGCCCGTCCATGTTGACGGGGGAATTGTGCTTGTTGATAAAGAGTTTAATATAAGGGGCTAATTTATATGTACAGCAATTTTATTGAAAAATATTCCGACTTGAAAAGAGCTTATGTAAATTTGATGAAAGATAGTAAAAGAATCTATGAAGAAAATGATAACATGGAACATAAATATAATGAGATGTGTGGTTTATATGATGAAATTAGTTTGAAACTCGCAAAAGCAATTATTAAAATCAATCGACTTGAAAGTGAAAACAAAGAGTTAAAAAGAAATCTTGAGGAATTATGCAAAGAAAAATGTTCGCTTTGCGAAACCAATTTAAAATATATGAATGGATGGAGATTAGAAAAATGAAAGAATTTTTCAAATATTATATGCAACTAAAGAAATTTTATCAAAAGCTGTTTGAATCAATTATCCATATTTGAACAACAAAAATCCATGGCATAATTTGTAAATTACAGGTATGATTATAATAGGATTTACAGGAAATGTAAATACTATTTACAGCGGAGTGCAACGGGTGAAACCGACCGTCTGTAACATCGGGCCTTGCAAGCTATAATATTTCTGCCTGTAAATCCTGTTGAGGTGATTTAATGTACTACGATATAAATAATACGTTATCGTACAACGCACTTTTTAATATTGTGCTTGGTGGTCGTGGAATTGGGAAGTCCTATCAATGGAAAATCAAAGCGGTTCGGGACTTTCTGAAAAAGGGTAAACAGTTCGGGTATATTCGGAGATACAAAGATGAGTTGTTAAAAACCGCAGATAAATATTTTAATGACATTATTAAAAATCAGGTTTTTCCGGATACAAAAATAGAATACGATGGCGGGCAATGGTATATTAATGAAGAATTAGCCGGATACACTTTCGCATTAACGAAAGCAAGCGATTATAAATCAAGTGCTTTTCCTGATATTTCAAATCTGATTTTTGAGGAATTTATAATTGATAAGCCGCATTCATCTTATTTGAGAAACGAGCCGTTTTTACTTTTTGACCTGTATGATACAATAGCAAGAATGCGTGACGATGTTATCTTATTTATGCTTGGCAATGCAATTTCAATGGCTAATCCCTATTTTATACAGTGGGATTTATCATTACCGAAAAACAAAAATGCAGTTGTAAGGGACAATATTTTATTACAGGTCGTACCAACAAGCGCAGAATTTAAAAGAGCAAAAGAAAATACAAGATTTGGGCAAATGTCGCGTGCCCTTGGATATGCAGAATATTCTGTGGATAATAAATTCTATTTGGATGATGAAGCTCAGATAATGAAAAAAGGGAAAAACACGCGGTTTTATTTTACTCTTGTTTGGAGGGACAAAAAATACGGCGTGTGGTTTGATTATGACACAGGCATGACGATTATATCATACGACTACGACCCTTACAATACATTGGTTTTTACTCCAGACAAAGAAAGTATTAACAAGTCGATTCAATATGTAAAGCAGTATGAAAGGCATCCATTCTTTAGAAGAATAAAAGAAGCGTTAGAAACTGGTACACTAGCATATGAAAATGAAAAAATTCAACATGAAATTAAAAGCATGTTGAAAATAATTATTTAAAAAGGAGAAAAACAATGGCTTACACAACTTGGATTACGGTTAACCCACTTGTAAATGTTACACAGGTTTTCGGGGGTTCTCATCGCGGTAAAGACTGGAACACGCGGGATGCTTCCGGGGTAATGGGTGACACGATGGTGCGGGCGATTGGTGACGGTGAAGTTGTACGTAGCGAATACGGCACGGGTGGAAACTGGTCGTGGGGAAATTTCATTGCGATTTACTATCCGGCTCTTAACCGCACTGTGCTGACTGCACACCATGCTGAACGCCTTGTGAATGTTGGCGATTCTGTTTCAGCTGGAACACCTATCGGAAACTTCGGAATGACTGGTAATACAAACGGACCGCACTGCCATGAGGAATGGCATGTTGGCCGAGGGATTACAAATAATCTGGTAACGCCCGAAGATGGCTTCCCAAATATCGTTGGGCGTTATGAAGTGAAATATGGGGGAGGTGAGCCACCTATGCCCACTGAATTTACCGCAAATATGCTGATTGTTGTTTTTGCCGAAAACGGGCACACAATTAACAGTCCTGCAAGCAATGACCCTGAAAATTATGTTTACTTTGGTAATAAAAGAAAGTTTCGCGTAAAATCTGACAACCTTGACAAAGTACAGGAGTTTGGGAGCTGGAATTACTGGCAGGATATCACGGATGTAGCCGTTCTTAAAATCTTTAATAAAGATTTGAGTGAGCTTCCCAATGTGTGAAAAGCTGAAAGCGCTTTATATTGAAAGTTACTACAACTATCAAAAAGCAGGAGCCAGAGATGGAGGAATTATGTACGGGATTTTTCTAGGGGTAAGAAAATGCTGTAATATTTTATATTCACATAAAACTGTTACAGAGTTTCAGTTATTGGCGAATAAATTTGTAGACAAAAGGTTGTGAGAAAATGGATTATAACGCAGTTGTCCAAATTGTTAGCACTCTTGGCTTTCCAATCGTTATGTGTGGTGTTCTGGTTTGGCTGAATGTCAAACAGATGAACGCGCATGCGGAAAGTGAAGAAAATTTTACAAATGCTCTTGCGGATAATACGAAAGCGTACATTGAATTGAAAGACGCTATTTCAAACTTGAAAGTGAAAGGAGAAAACTAAAAATGAAACTTAGCGAAGCCCGTGAATTTATTGACCGTCTTTACAATAGTGAGGACGGCATGACGGACGACATGCGCGAAGATTTGCGCAGGTTGCACGATAGTGAAGATGAGCAAGAGGGAATGGAACGTTACTGGAAAGAAATGTCCGATAAAATGGACGGAATTTCTAACGCCTTTAAAGACTTTAAGCGTGATTATGTTACCCGCGTCTTGACTGGCCGTGATGCTGTTAAAAAGCACATCGAAGATTTGAAAGATGATGATTTTGATGATATTAAAGATGAAACGGAAAAGATTAAATCTATTTTTAATGAGGAGGTAATTGAAAAATGAAAAGTGCAAAAGTTTTGACAAATGTAACCAATAACGCACCTCAGATTTTAACAGCGATTCGTGCGCAGATGGTTGCGGAAAACCCCAGCTTTGAAAATCGACTCCCGCAGGTGACGCAGGATAATATTCGGGAGTTCGGCACGGCTGTGCTGGATTATCAGCCTACACAGAACGCTTTTGTAGATACGCTTGTAAATCTTATCGGCCGCGTGTGGATTACGTATCGTTTGTTCACAAATCCGATGCGTGTTCTGAAAAAAGGTATTCTTGAGTACGGCGATACGGTGGAGCTGGTTTATACCAACCTAGCCAAGGCACACCAGTTTGACCCGGCGCAGGCCGAAGAAGAGTGGATGAAACGGGAGATTCCCGATGTCAACACCGCTTTCGCGAAGCTAAACTATCAGGTATTTTACAAGCAGACTATTTCCGACGACATGTTACGTCAAGGGTTTATGTCGTGGCAGGGCCTTAGCGATTTTATCAGTTCTGTATTTAATGCTATGTACACGGGCGCGGAACTGGATGAATTTATCACGATGAAAAATCTGCTCGCGCAGTATGGCACGGCCGGCAAGTTCGCGGTTGAAGTAATTGACGAAGTAACGGATAACACTTCCGCGCACATGGCTCTTGCGAAAATGAAAGCTGTTTCTAACAAGATGGCTTTTATGCGTTCGGATTACAATAGTCTTGGAGTGCTTACTGCTACACCGAAAGAAAAGCAAGTTCTTATCATTGATGCAGACACCGATGCATATTTGGCAGTGCTTGGTTATAGCACCCTGTTTAATCTGGAACCCGCTAAAGTTCAGTACCGTGTTATTGTTGTGGATGAAATTCCCATTCAAGATACGCACGCGATTCTGATTGATGAAGATTTCTATGCAGTGTGGGACGCATTGCAGAAGTTTACGCGTGATATGAACGGGCAGGGCCTGTACTGGCAGTATTGGGCGCACTACTGGAGAATTATGGCAGTTTGCCCGTTTGCAAATGCGGTTGCGTTTGTTACGACTGCTCCCACAATTACAGAAATTGCTGTGATACCCTCAACAACGAATTATGCTCAAGACACGGGAACTCAAATGAAAGTTAATGTTACGGGCACTGGACTATACCCGCAGGGTGTAACGTGGACTATCAGCGGAAATACCGACGCAACCACAAATATTGCACGGGATGGTTATTTATATTTCGGTAAAGCAGAAACTGGCACAATTACTATTACGGCTACTTCTGTTTTCGATAAATCCAAAACTGGCACAGCAACCGCAACTAAAGGATAAATGCTTATAGCCGGGCGGGCAACACCGCCCGGCAAATATAAAGGAGAAGAAAATGGCAATAAATCCCAACACAACAATTTATCTATGTGCAGGCATACCATGGGGGAATGACTATGCACACGTTAGATTGTTCAAGAATATGGAAGAACGTCTTTCTTTTCTTTCTACAAAAATTGTTGCAACGCTTGACGGTGCAACTTATCAGCGAGACGATAAATTTGTTTCGTTTCCGGCAAATTATGAAACGATTGCAAACTGCAATTACATGTATTATCGAAATAACAACCGCTGGTACTTTAATTTTATTACAGATATTCGTTTCCAGAACGAAAATAAAAGTGACGTGTATTTTGAACAGGATGTTTTCCAAACATGGTTTGCAGATAACACGTTGAAAATCTCTTTCGTTGAACGTGAGCATACAAACGATGATACATTCGGAAATAATCTTGTGCCCGAAAATCTGGAAACCGGGGAATATGTTTATAATACGGGTGTTGTAAACTTGATAAGTAATCGGTTGTACGATTTTACAATCGGTATAATTATCGCAGTTTCCGAACGTTTGGACGGTGCACCTACTTCAAGTTTTCTAGATTACTCATTCAACGCGTTGGCATACCGTTATTATAAAGCCGATGCATGGCAACAAGCTTCAAAATTTGTTGATGAATATTCAAAAAGCGGTAAAGGGGACGCTATCGTAAGTATTTATATGTTCCCGCTGGATTTAATAGGGGTTACAAGCGAAAGTCCTAGTAGCGGATGGGTAAATATTGCAGGTGTGCGCGATATTATGAGTAGAAAGCTGGAAAATGTTTTCGCCCCTCTTGATGGCTATACACCTAAAAATAATAAAATGTATGCTTATCCTTACCGTACTTTAAATGTGTGTTCTCCCGGTTCTTCTGAAAAAGAATATAGATACGAATATTTTGACACAAACTTTTTAGAAAACAACGGCCCTTTTAATTTGTTTAGTGCGCTTGGCGGTTCTGCCCCCGTTGTCGCTATCCCGCGTGCATATAAGGGTTTGAATGTTAATTATGATGAAACAATAACAACAAGCGCATATCCGACCTGTTCATGGATTAACGACACATTTAAAAACTGGTATGCGCAAAATCAAATGGGAATCAATTTTAATGCTATTGTAGATGGTATTGGTGGCGTGCTTGGGGTTGCGTCTGGAATAGGGACGGGGAACTGGGATTCAGCAGTCCAAAGCGCGGTTGGCGCAGTGTCCAGTGTGGGAAACGCTTTAATTAGTGTTGAACAACATAAAATAATCCCCGATAGTGCGAGAGGTAACACAGGAAATGCAAGCGCATTTTATAATAACGGGTACTTTGATTTTGTGTATTTTCCAAAGTGCATTCGATATGAGTTTGCGAAACGCATTGACGATTATTTTACAATGTACGGCTATAAGACGTTACAAACGAAAGTACCTAACTTGTATGGCCGCCGTTCATGGAATTTCGTGAAATGCGTTGACGCTAATTTAATTGATGATATCCCGGTTGTGGCGCACAACCGGATTAAACAGGCGTTTGAAACGGGCGTTACTTTTTGGCATACGAACGATATTAAAAATTATTCTCTTGATAATTCTATTATTTAAGGCGGTGCAATAATGGCAAGAAAAGGAATAGGTGGTAGAGATTTTCAGTTTTTCGACACTCTAGCTTTGAACAATATAACTTACAATGAATATACAATCCGATTGCTTAACATTGCACTAGCCCGCTTTAAATGGGAAAATGTGCCAAAAGGGATTGATATTCGATATCTTGAATTGATGCTCATTACACAAGGTTCAGCGCTGGTTTTTTATGAAGATAGTTTGGAACAGTTTTTTGGTTTAGGGGTTGCGTATACAGGCCCGCTCAACTGGTACGGAGTACCGTCTGAACGAAGCGCAATTGCCGCAAATGGCACGCCTTTTAGAATGTTGGATGAAACAAATAGCGTGTTAATTTTTAATAACATGGCAAGAACAGGTGATGCCTACATTATAAATGAGTATGCACGCAAGCTATATGAAGTTCAGCGCAATGCAGAGACGAATGCAAATTTACAAAAGTTTTCGGCTTTCATTGCGTGCAACGAAAAAGAAAGATTGTCACTTAAAAACTTGATTATGAAGTTGGACGGCGGTCAACCGTTTATTTATGGTGATAAATCCTTGAATCTTGACAGCATAAAGCCCATTAACTTGGATATTCCATTTATCGCTCGCGATTTGTTGAGTGTTAAAACGGAAATTTATAACGAAGCACTTACAAGTCTTGGTGTTGTTTCGGCTTTCACGGATAAACGGGAAAGGCTTGTTGCAAATGAAGCCGCCGCTCCGTTCGGTTCACTTGAAATGATTCGTGAATCTTACCTATACGAACGAAAACAGGCGTGCGAAAAAATAAATGAAATGTTTGGCACTAACATAAGCGTAGAGTTTAATTCTGAAATTCCAATAGTGCCGGAAATGGGCGGTGATATTGAAAATGAGTAGTTACACCGTTGAATTAAGACAACTTATTCAAAATGGTTATGACATAGGACTAAAGGACTATCCTATTTTTGATGAAAGTTACCGTGAAACGCTTAACAATAAAATTATAACGCATTATTGGATGAGGGAAATAGGAGCGGAAACGGCAGGCCTTTTCAAACTTTATCTTAACCGCACCATGGCTGAAATAATGCCGTATTACAACCAACTTTATAAAAGTGCTCAACTTGACTTTGACCCGCTGAACGCTTACAATTACACCGAAACAAACATGGAATTGGAAAATGTCGAAAGTGATGGCACGCGCACGGATACAGCAGACGGAAAAAGTCTTTACAGCGATACCCCCCAGGGCTTACTTGATAATGGAGCTATCGCGGATGAAAAATATTTAACGTCTGCAACTTTAAACGATTCTTCTGCATCTTCCACGGCAAACAATTCACAGAAGCGTGATAGAAATTTCGAAAAGAAAGTGCGTGGAAATATGTATCATAATTTAAGTGAGCTGTTGAAAGACTACCGGGAAACGTTTTTGAATATCGACATGGAAATTATCAATAACCCGGAAATACAAAACTGCTTTATGAAACTGTACTAAAGGAGGTGAATAAGATGGATTTTCTAAATGTGGTTCGATGCTGTACTCCAGCTTTGCCGTCTGCTTATGCTGACGCCCTATCCTATTACGACGCATTATGTAAGTTGCAAGGTGCAATTAACGAAGTGATAGCTACTTTAAACACATACACACCTGTAACCGAAGAATGGGTTAAAAATTATGTCACTGAACAACTGAATTCGATAAGCAAAGAAATTGACGAATTTGAACGCTCAGTTAATGGAAAAATCAATAATTTGGAAAGCCAATACGCGCAATTTACACAGGAAATTAATGATAAAATCATTAATTTGATTGATACGATTGATAAAAATAATGAGGTATTCTATAATTACATTATTATGGTTGTCAATCAAAAACTAGGCGAAGTAGTTAACAGATTGGGAGACGAAACAATTATCAATAACCCTGTGTATAACAAAGTAGACAGTTTGAAAAATACTCTAAATGATATTTATGCAGGGGTAAGGCAAAACGGTGTGACAGCTTACGAGTACGCAAAACTTGGATTGACAGCAAATGGTTACAATTCATACAGCATTACAGCTTTTAATTACGCAACTTCTGCTCGTTTTATATGGCATAAGCTTATCTACGGTGTTTATTCCGCGATTACAGGAATTTTCACAAACGTTCAACAGGCGTTAAACGAAATCTCGCAACAAATTCGCTCAAATGGTTTGACTGCTACTGAATATAGCGCGTTAAGCCTAACCGCAACGGCATACACAGCTAAAAATTGGTCTGCTTACGACTATGCATGGAATTCTAAATCTTAAATTTAATTGGAGGTATAATTATGTCTAGCACGAATAAAACTACTACTCTTAAACTTTCTCAATTTGTTGGTACCGATAAGCCCGATTGGCTTACCGATTACAACGAGGACATGAAAAAAATTGATGCTTTCGCAACGACTGCGGAATCTGATATCGTAGCCGCACAGGCCGCATCTACACAAGCTAAAGAAGTCGCGAATTCCGCAAGCTCTGCGGCGAACACTGCAAGTACAAGCGCCGCAAACGCTGTTACAGTAGCAAATAGCATTATTAACGGTTGGGAAGCAATCGTACCTACGAGCGTTAACGCAAAAATTGCTAGCTTTACACGCACTGTGCGTGGTAATGTGCCTGCGGGCATCTTGTCTATATCGGCGTATTATTACTCAGGTGATAAAATTTCCCTTAGCTCGAATGAAATTTTGTTTAAAATCCCGACAAAATTTTGTCCTAAAAATTCAGCGCTATATGGCTCAATCTTTTTAAAGGATTCAACTGCAAACACTATCACTGTTTCTAACCTTGTTGTGAACGCGGATGGGAGCGTCGCTCTTTGGAGCGGGGCGGGCACTATTAACAATATAAATGAATTAGTTATATCAGGTTTTGCTTGTATCCCTGTATAATTTTAAGCCCCGCCATCTGGCGGGGCTTTTCATTATTCAAATGTGGTGTCTTTCGGTTCAAGTAAATAATCGTTTGGATTCTCCCAGTAATCAGTTTCAACTTTTGCTAGAGCTTCAAAGTAGTTTTCTGCATCAATTTCAACAACTGCTTCATGGACTTCCTTAATTGTGATTTTGAAAGTCATTCTCCCTATCTCCCATCACATCATATTTTGAAAGGTTTTGTTTCTCCCTTTCACTGTCTATATTATAGCATGGATTGTTTGAATTGTATTTGCATAATCGTCTCTTTCTGTTTGTACTATTGTGTACTTTTTGTGTGGAGGCTGGCGATAGGGTTTGTGAATCGCCGCGCCGCGTGCGCTCTACCGGACCGCGTGTTCTCCCCTAGATGCGTGCGCACCTCCTTTCGCTTTACCGCGTGCGCCTTATAGACCAGCTTCCATATTTTACCAGACATGTGCGCGGTGTTGCCAGTTTCTTCCAACAGCGTTTGCACTATCGTCCACGG